ACAAGCTTCGGTCGCCGCCATGTTGGGAGTCAATCGCGTGACCGTGGCGAAGCGGGAGAATGGCACCATGACCATCACCAACGAGGCAGTCCTAGCGATTCAGTCGCTCCGCAGGCCGAGAGGTAAGCGCAAGTCAGAGAAACAATGGATGGTAATTCATTCGTCCGGCAACCTTTACGCCGCTAGCAATGCCGGAACTCAAAAAGAAGCCAAGAAACGTCATTGTTCAGACACAGGCAATCCGTGGCCTGTTGCACACAAAAACGGGGATCGCCTCGTAAAGGTAGCAATCTCAATTATCAAAGAACAGCTATGACCCACACACAACTCGAACACCTGCGTCTCATTGACGCTCACCTTGAACGCCTCCTCGAACTCGCCGCCAAACGGACGCCGGGGGAGTGGACGGTAAACAAAGATAGAAATTGGGAAACTTATTCCGTAGAGGCCGACGACACCGTTTGCGACTTCTTCTATCTTTCGGAAGAAACTCACCACCGTCACCCCTTCCAAGAAGGAAACGAGGAAAACAACGCCGCCTACATCGCCTCCTGCGCTGGCAACGCCGAGGCCGGATGGAGAGCTACACGGGCGGTGATTGAGTTTGCACTTATGGTGATTGAATTTCATAGCACTCGCCCAAAGAAAGACCCTCAACAAACAGAATTAGAAACTGTGGAGGAAGTAGCGATGAGAATCCTCGCTGCCTTTCCCCTCGAAACTCTCAAATAAATCAATATGACCATTGAAATCAACCGCACCATCGGCATACTAGCCGCTCTCGATTACCTAAACATGACCGTGCCGAAAACGCCTGTCATTGGTAGGATCAAACAATTTTCCCAAGCCCCTCTGCTTTGGACGCCGAAGACCTCGGTGGAATTGAGGAACACTAAAACACAAGACTAATATGAGCACAGAAAATACAGAAACAGCAGCACCGACACGTCAGCTTGCAAAACAACAAGCGACACTCAAAGACCTGATTAGCGGCGACAAGTTCCGCGAACAAGTTTCACTTGCGCTTCCAGCACATCTCACGCCTGAGCGATTCAGCCGCATTGCTTTGAATGCCCTTCAGCGCACACCGAAACTGCAAGACTGCACGCAAGCCAGCTTGTTTAAATGCTTGCTCGATATGGCAGCAATGGGCATCGAGCCTGATGGTCGTCGGGCGCACTTGATTCCATACGGCAACGAAGTCACGCTGATCCTTGACTACAAAGGTCTGCTGGAACTCGTTCGTCGTTCGGGCGATGTGGTCAGCATTCGTTCCGAGCTTGTCTGCGAGAACGATGAGTTCTCATGGGAGAACGGTAAGGTCACGCACAAGATTGACTGGCGCAAACCCCGTGGCGAAATGCAAGCTGTGTATGCCGAGGCCGTTCTCAAGTCTGGCGAAACGCAAACTGCAACCATGACCAAGGATGAAGTGGATGCCATTCGCAAACGCAGTCGCAGTGGTAACAATGGACCTTGGGCAACTGATTTTGGGGAAATGGCGAAGAAGACAACCCTCCGCCGTTTGTGCAAACTGCTTCCGCTCTCACCTGAGATTGCCGAGCACGTTGATAAGGATCAGGACATTCGCACGGAAATTGACATCACGCCGAAACCCGTTGCTTCCCTCAACCTTCCAAGCCAGCAGGAGGTCGCGCCATGATTATCCACGACGAAACCACATACAGGGCGCATCCCGCTCTCAACTATTCTTCAGCTAAATCTTTGCTAAAATCGCCCAAGCACTTCCAAGCCGCTCTCAATCGCAAGTTTGAGCCAAGCCGAGAAATGATTATTGGTAGCGCAGTTCACAGCATTGTTTTGGAGGGCAAGCAGCCTTCCTACATCGTTCGTCCTGCTGATCTTGACCTTCGCACCAAAGAAGGCAAGGCATGGCGCGATAAACACGCTGGCAAAGAAATCGTGACGCAGGAAGATAATGAAATTGTAGTGAGGGCAGCGACCGCTGTTCAAGCTAGTCTTGACGCGCAGTATCTTCTTAAGCTTTGTCCGCACCGAGAGATTGGCATTGTGCGGTACTACGAGAACGTGGAGATCAAAGGGCGTCTCGATGCGTATGGTCACGACGAAGCTAGTAAGCCGATCATTCTGGACTTCAAGACAACGGGAGATGCCGACCCCGAAACGTGGGGGAAGAAAGCCTTCGGCCTTCGCTACCCCATGCAAACAGCATGGTATGAATCTTTGTTGGCTCTTGAGCTTGGCCTTGAAGAACCACCTGCTTATTTCTGGCTTGTGGTTGAGACGCAAGACCCGTTCGATGTTGTGATCTATCAGCCACCCGAAGAAGCTCTTGAGATTGGCCGTGCTCAAATGCGGCATTGCATCGAGACTTACAAATCCTGTCTTGCTTCCGGTAAGTGGCCTGGATACAACAAAGGCATCCTTCAACTTGAAACCCCAGCATGGGAAAAGCGAAAATGGCTGAACAAGTAGTAGCACAAACACCAACCTCAAACACACATGCCCAACAACACCATCAACATCAGTTTCGACCTTCTCAAACTCCAAGGCGCGAAGAAATTCTTCGCTAGAGACGGCAAGGAATACGTTGCCATCTGCATCCCTGAAAGTCGTCTCAATGTCTTTCAACGCAAAGACGGCAGCGAGAGCTTATTTCTCGGACTCGACATCAAAGCCAACCGAGACGGTGAGGACAAGTTTGGCAAGACGCACTTCGTTGCCGAGGCCACAACCAAGGAAGAACGCGCAAGCAAAGTCAAAATGCCTATCATCGGAAATGGCAAGGAATGGGTGTTCAACGGTGGTGGAAGCAGCCAAAAAACCGCTGCAAAACCATCTGAACAGCAACCTTTCGTCGATGACTCATCGGACGAAACCGGGATTCCTTTTTGACCTAATCACCAACCGAGGGGCGCGACTCGACAACGCGCACAACATCATGCCCATTTCCGAAATCATCACTCAACTTGAAGCCATCAAATCCACGCACGGCGATGTCCCTGTTGAGGTCAAGCTCCAGTTCCTTGGTTCCCATGCCTGCGGTGCTGTGATTGACCTCCGCTATCGCTCGCCTGGCATTGGAAAACCATTTGTTCAACTTATCGCGCAGGAGAAATCATGAAACTCGGTCATCATGGAATCCTCAGACTCTTCCCCAACGCAAGCCCTGATCTTCTATCTCGAAATACCAGTAAAGCTGCCATCGTGGAACGAAATCTTGGGGATGAACCATTGGCGAAGAAAGAAGTTCAAAGACGCACTGGCGAAAGGGTTCTTGTCCGCGTTACGAGCGTCCGCAAACGATTGCTCGATGAAGACAACCTGTGCGAAAAATACCATGTTGACCTATGCCGATACGCTGGAGTTATATCTGGCGACGAAGCAGGCAAAACAAAAATTGAGACAACGCAGCGCAAAGCTGAAAAAGACGAAGAAGAAAAAGTAATCATCGAGGTTTTCCAATAATGCCCAACGCCAAACAGCCATCCCCCGCACGCAGGCTCCACGAACAAATGGGACGCTTGCTTAACGGGACAAAAGCTCACCATGATGAAGTCACGCAAATCCTCATTGCGTTTCTAGCGATCCAAGTTGCCAGCTACAATCCGTTTGAGCGCATAGACGTTTGGGATGCAGTAATTGATACCCTTGACGATATGATCGAGGAAATCAGCGATTTGAAAAACGAAAAAATCACAATACAAAATTGATATGACATCCGAATCCAATGTTTTCACTTTATCGCAGTCGGCACTTGAAGCGGTTTGCAAAGAACGCGACGAGGCTCAAGCAAAACTCAAAGAAGCCAAGGAGCTAATGAACGATGCCATGTGGCAGCTTATGACTTTCCTGAAACCCGCAGACACAAAAACTAAAAACATTATCCATGCACTTTGTCACGCGACCGACAAGTAGTGAAAGCGAGTCAGTATGCTGAAGCCAACCAAAGCCCATTTGCGAGCCAAGTGACTAGAGACACCCAACATCTTGTAGCGAGTCAATGAAACCAAGTCCACCCGTCAATCACAAGCGTTTACCTTTAAAAGTAATATTACAGTAATATTTCTTGATTACTTACCATCTACACCTATATGGCCTTCATGTATTGCAAACTCTTTGCTTCCCTCTACCAAGGAACTCTTCGTGGCAAATCTCACGAAATCCTTGTCTTTACTAACATGCTTGCTCACGCCGATGCGGAGGGATGTGTGGACAAGCATTTCAGGGCTATCGCTGACGAAGTTGGTCTTACCGTTGATGAGGTAAAGGTCGCCATAGAGCACTTAGAAAGTCCTGATCCAGAAAGCCGATCACCCGAAATGAATGGGAGAAGATTGTTGAGAATCAACGATCATCGCGCTTGGGGTTGGAAGATTGTAAACTACGGCAAGTATCGGGAAATCAAAAACGATGAGGACCGCCGCAAGGCCAATCGTGAAGCTCAAGCACGTTGGAGGGAGAGGCAAAAGAACAAGTCGTCCGTAATCATTACAGTAACGGAAAGTAATCAATCCGTAATCAGCAGTAATGCGCTGTCATCAGCGTCAGCCCAAGAAGAAGAAGAAGGAGATGGAGAAGCAGAAGAAAAAGAAAGTATATTCAGGCTCGAATCTGAAAAACCTCCATCTTGGAACCCATCTTTAGAAATGCTTGAGGTTGCTTCTTGGTTTGGTCGCAGGCCAAAAACCGTTTGGAGTAAAAGAGAGCAAAAGGAATGGAAGTCTATCATATCATGGTTTGAGTTTGAGGGTGATGATTGGGATGCTCTCAGGTGGTATTACACCAAATCAGAGTCACGTTTTCTCAGGAAAGATATTGGAACCCTCCTCAACAACTGGCAGTCCGAAATTGACCGAGCTAAAAACTACGATTCAGAACAAGAAAAACGCCGATGACCACCGAAGAACTTTTAGCCTCTTTTGCTAAATCGGAACTCCCTTGGTCAGAGGAGGCTGAGTCTGCTTTGGTTAGCATCATCTTTAATCACCCTGCTCGCATTGAGGATAGTCCGCCGCCAGAAGCGTTCTATCACGTTCATCATCGGCTTCTCATCCAAGTGTTCCACGGGATGTTCCACGGCGGTAAGCCTATTGACATGCTTTCCGTGACCCATGAGCTACGGGAGGTAGGAAAACTCGACTGGATTGGTGGGGCATCTAGGGTTTCAGACCTTTACAGCACATTTATTGGAGCCGCTAATTTCAACTATTACGCCTCAATCGTTCTGGAAAAGTATCAGCTTCGACGTGCTGTTCACGCTATGGCTGACGGAGTGGCCTCTATTTTGCGTTTTGACGCATCGGAAGGCGTTTCGGCTACCGACACCCTACAGACGGCTTTGAAGGCGGTAAATGAGGCCGTAAATGACGATGGTGGTCCTGATTTGGAGTCCCACGACATTCGTTCGTTAGTTCGGCAAGTTTTGGACGATTGCGAAAATATGTCCAACAGTGGCAAGCGGATCAGCGGCATTTCTACTGGCATCCAAGAATTTGACGAAATCATGGGGGGATTGGAGCCGGGATGTTTAACCGTCATTGCTGCTGAATCATCGGATGGCAAAAGCTCACTTGGCAGACAAATCCTAGAACATGCCGCATCGGAAGGGCATCATGTGGTGGATTACACCTATGAAATGATGCCAAAAGCTGAAGCTAGACGTGTTTTGTGCTCTCAGGGCAAGATTGATGCTGCCAACATGAAGCGAGGAACATTAACCAGACAAGAATTTCAAGACCTCGGTAGTGTTACTCGTTGGATTGCCAAGTGGGATTTCCACGTTGTTGATGTAGCTGGAAAGACCATAGAGCGCATTTGTCAGGACATTTCCAGACGAGCTAGAAGATTAGCAGAGGGGCGCAAGGTTGTTTGCATGATTGATTACATCCAGCTTTGCCAGACTTCGGCTGACACACCTAGCCGTGAGCGGGAGATTGCCCACATCACCAGCACGGCGAAACAATGCGCCAAAATGACGGGAGCACATATCATCATGCCTTCACAGGTCAACAAGGATGGCGATGTCCGCGAGTCGATGGCGATTGAGCAAGACTCGGACAATCTGCTGAAGATCAAGAAAATTCCGCCGCCCAAAGACAAAAGACAGCCATCATGGAAGAAGCAGGATGATGGCGAAAATACCCAAGAGGCGCAGTTTGAACGGCACATCTTTTTCCACAAGGTCCGCGATGGCGAGCGTTACCGAACGGTCAATGCCCGATTGGTGGGTAGGCATTTCCGCTTTGAGATTACCAAACAAGATGAGGGTTAAAGTGTCTTGCAAAACTCACCTTGACGCCTAATCTGCCGTAAATGGCAGGCAAAACAGCAGATAACCGCGTCATCAAATATGGGCGCGTTTGGCCCAACAAACCGTGGGGACCAAAGAACAGGATCATACCCTGTCCTGATTGGTATATCGAGCTTTGCATCCTGCGTGATTACGAGCGGATGAAGTCGCTGCCGGGAAATAAGCTAGTTTCTTGGCAGCAGCATTTTGTAAACTTCACAAAGATTGTTTTTGGTGATCCAAGAGGTATTTTTTACTTCGAGTGGAATCCGAATGCCATGCGGATTCTGGACAATTTTTACAAGCACAACATTCTTTCAATTGCGGGGCATAAATCGTCCGGGAAAACGGAGTCTCTGGCACTCATCGGTGCCATGTGGTTCTTCCTTTTCCCAAAGGATACCAAAGTAATCGTCACATCGACTACGGTTGCAGCCGCTAAGGACAAGGTATGGGGCAAAATCAAGCTCATCTGGATTCACCTTGAGAAGTTCTTTGGCCCCAACGTCATGCCGGGTAAGCTAGTGGACTCGCAGAACCGTATTCGTTACGACTTTCAGGGGGTTAAATCCGAAACGCGAGGCATTGTCCTTTTGGCCTCAGAAAGCTCTTCAGAAAAAGAATCTGCCGACAAGCTCCAAGGGACGAAAGCCGAGAGAATGATCGTGATGGGTGATGAGTTTGCCACACTCAAGCACTCCCTGCTTAATACGGTGCTCAATAACCTTACCGCCAATAAGCAATGCAAGCTGGCGGGCGCGTTTAACCCGAACTCGTTCTACGATCCGGGTGGTATCATTTCACGGCCCAAGGGCGGTTGGTCAACCATCACCGAAGATGACATCGAATGGG